TATGCAAGGCACTGACGCTCAAGCTTGGCGTGAATCAATTAAGACTGAAAGGGGTGGCGGTTCCCGCATTGACCCCAATCAATGGATGAACCTGTATCGTCAGATTGACGTAGCTTTGGATCGTGCTAAGCGCATGGCTGAAGTTCAGCTGAGCAATCGTGATGAAGTAATGCGTCGTCAATATGAGCAAGGTTTAGACAAAGCCTATCAGCAGCGTGGTGTCTCCATTCTGCAATGGCAAAACAAATAATCCACCCATTACCCTAAACAACTAGCGTAATGGCTACAACTGAAAATACATTTACAGGAGATGGTTCAACAGTAACCTTCTCCTTTACATTCCCATACCTTGAAGAGACTGACGTTAAAGCAAGCATTAACGGAGTCGTTACAACTCAATACTCATTCGCCAACGCTACAACTCTGCAGTTTAACACAGCTCCCGCTAATGGAGCTGCTATTCGTATTTATCGAGAAACTGCAGACACCGATCTTAACGCAACGTTCTTTGCAGGTTCAGCTATTCGGGCTGAAGATCTAAATGATAATGGTCTTCAGTCCCTTTATCTTGTACAAGAGGCAAAGAACTTAGCAGAATCAGCTGATGCTTCAGCAGTTGCTGCTCAAGCTCAAACAGCTTTGGACACGGCTAACGCCGCTACAGTGACTGCTAACGCTGCCTCAACGACAGCTAACGGCATTGCTGCAACTGCTAACACTGCTCTTACTAACTCAACCAACGCAGTTACCACGGCTAACACCGCTAACTCAACTGCTACAACCGCCAACACTACTGCTAACACCGCTAACACAACTGCTAACTCAGCACTTAGTACTGCCAACTCTGCTGTGTCTACCGCTAACTCGGCATTGACATTTGCTCAAGCAATCAACCCTGTTGGTGCTGTGATTTGGGTTGCTACAAGCACTGCTCCTAACGGTTTTCTTAAAGCTAATGGTGCAGCTGTTTCACGTACTACTTACGCTGCTTTGTTTGCTGCTTTGGGGACGCAGTTTGGTGCAGGTGATGGTAGCAGCACGTTCAATTTGCCGGACCTTCGTGGTGAGTTTATTCGTGGATGGGATGATGGTCGTGGTGTAGACAGTGGTCGTACGTTTGGTTCGTTCCAGGCTGATGAATTTAAGTCACACACGCACCAATATACTTTCTCGCAAGCACCTAGTGGTGGTCAAGATCAGGCTGGTTCGGGTTCTGGTGATGCTGTTAACTATTACACTGCAAACACCTACAACAATCCGGGTGGTTCTGAAACCCGCCCACGTAACGTAGCACTACTTGCTTGTATTAAATTCTGAGTGGATCTATGGCAATCACAAAAAGTACATACACAGGTGATGGCTCCACAACTCAGTACACCTTTTCCTTTCCTTATCTTAGTGAAGATGATGTAATTGTAAAGGTTGCTAGTGTAGTCGTTTCCAACTATTCTTTTGCGAATAGCTCCACCATTCTATTTACAAGTGCTCCTGCTAATGGTGCCTCTATTGAAATTATTAGAGACACAAACATTGATCAAGCAGAAGCTACGTTCTTTAGTGGATCAGCTATCCGTGCAGAAGATCTAAACACTAATTTTACTCAAACTTTCTATGCCGTTCAAGAAACGGATAACGAAGTTATTGATGCAGTGTCTAATGCTAGCACTGCTTTAACCACAGCTAACACCGCTCTTAGCACGGCTAACACTGCGGCAACAGATGCAACTACTGCAGTTACTACCGCAAACACAGCACTGAGTACAGCTAACACTGCTTCTACTGCTGCTTCTAACGCAACGACAACTGCTAACAATGCATCTACAATTGCATCAGCTGCAAATACTACTGCTAATACTGCAGAAACTAATGCTGCCACTGCGTTAAGTACAGCTAATGCTACAGCAGCAGCTCAAACTGAATTAGAAAATAGTATCTATACTACTACTGAATTAGATGCTGGTCAATTAGATAACCGTTATTATACAGAAACTGAACTCAATGCTGGTCAGTTAGATAACCGTTACTATACTGAAACTGAGCTTAATGCTGGGCAATTAGACAACCGTTATTACACGGAAACTGAATCTGATGCTCGATACTGGAATGTCACTACTGAAACACTTGAAAGTGGTGATACTTGGTCATCCTCAGATAACAGTATTGCTACTTCAGCAGCTATTGACAGTCGTGTTGCTGATTTGGTCAGTGAGATTGGTGGGTTTGTACCTATTGCAACTCACACCAATTTTCCGACTACTAATCCTGACATTAATGATAATGCAGGTACAGTTGTATCAATTCAAAATGCTCAAGGTTTAACGCATTCCACTGGTACAAGCACTAATGCAACAACAACTGCTAGTGCAGCTGTAACTATTACTAGCATTCCAACCAATATCCCATCTCCTCTGCCGAGTAATTATGGGATGCTGGTAACAACTACCAGTACGTTAAATAGCTATGTTTTCCACCAACTACTGCCTCCTGGTGATGATGTAATTAACATTGCTAACAACAACACAGATATTACTGTTGTTGCTGGTCAGATTACACTAACTAATAATATTAGCACGTTGTCTACCAATATTGGTAACATTGCTGCTATTGGTGCCGACTTGGCTAATAGTTTTGTTAACATCACTGATTATGGTAATATTGGTGATGCAGTAACTAGTACTGCTGGTACATCTAACATTCAAACAGTTGCAGATAACATTGCAGATGTCAATACTGTTGCAGCTATTGATACTGATGTTACTGCTGTTGCTGCTATTGATACTGATGTTACGTCAGTTGCTGGTAATAATGCTAATGTTACTACAGTAGCAAGTAATATTGGTAACGTTGGTATTGTTGGTGCTGATCTTTCTAATAATTATACCAATATTTCTGATTATGGAACGATTGGTGAAGCAGTAACCAGCACTAGTGGTACGTCAAATGTTACTACTGTTGCAACAGATATTGCAAATGTCAATACAGTTGCTACTAATATAGCTGACATTATTACTGTTGCCAACGATCTTAACGAAGCAGTTAGCGAGATTGATACTGTCGCTACTAGTATTGCTAGCGTTAATACGGTTGGAGATAACATCAGTAATGTCAATACAGTTGCTGGCATCAGTGCAAATGTCACTACTGTTGCCAATAATAATGCTAATGTTACTACTTGTGCTGATAACATTTCAGCAATTAACAATGCACCAACTCAAGCAAGCAACGCTGCTACAAGTGCAAGCAATGCTGCTACAAGTGAAACCAATGCAAGTGCTAGTGAAGCTGCTGCACTTCAATATCGAGATGCAACGGCAGGTTTCCTTACTCAATCTCAATCAGATTCTTACAATGTAAGTTCAAATACAGACTTTGGTACAGATTTGACCGCAGGAACTGCTGGTTTTGCAGACGAAACCACGCACATCTTACTAACAATGAGCACAGGCTCACTAACTCTTGATTACGGAACTGTTTAATTATTATGGCAACTCAAGTACAATTTCGTGGTGGTACAACCACCGCACACGGTTCTTTCACTGGTGCAGCACGTGAAGTAACTGTTGACACTGATAAAGATACGGTCGTTATTCATGACGGCTCTACTGCTGGTGGTTTCCCTCTTTTGCGGGAAGACGGCAGTAACTCTGCACTTGCTCTTGGTTCACAAGGCACTCCCTCTCTCAAGTTCACTGGTGACACTAACACCGGCATCTATTCTCCTGGCGCAGACCAAGTAGCCATCTCGACTGGTGGCACTGGGCGGTTGTTTATTGATGCGAGTGGACGGGTTGGGATTGGCACCACGAGCCCTCAAAATAAATTTAACGTTGTTTCGTCCGGCGTTGGATACGAAGTAGACCAAACCTCGCTTGCAAATACTAATTTGCTGCTTTCGTACGACCGAGCAGCAAGTACTTATCGCTCTGTCGCCAACTATTACGGAGGTACTTACATCTGGAATGATGGCGGCACCGAACGCCTCCGCATCACATCAACCGGCACGCTGATGCACCTTGGTGCTGGTAATAGCGCCACTCCTGCAGTTCAATTTAACGGCAGCGCACCAGTTGACAGCCTTGTTATTGACTCGACAGGCAAGGTAGGTCTGGGGACTTCTGCTCCTAGCTCAGTATTAGAGGCCAAGGGCCTTTCTGCAGGTTCTGCTGTTGGAACATTTATCTCAAACGAAACAGATAGTGATACGCCACTTGTTGTATTTCAACGATTCGGTGGAGCTGTCGCTGGTGCAATCAATTACAAAGCGACCACTAGCCCCTTGCGTTTGGACATTGGGACTACCACCAATCACAACTTTGGGATTTACACAAACAACACAATCGCTGTAACTGTTGACAACTCACAGAATGTAGGGATTGGCAGCACTTCGCCTGGTTCTTTGCTTGAAGTCAACGGTAAAACTGTTGTTGGAAGTACATCCAGTGATGCGCTAGAAGTATTCTCAAGCGGCGATACAGAGATTGGCTTTTCTTACGACACCAGAGGCAACATTTATGCAAAAATTATCGGTGATATTACTAATGCTTCGCCGTTAGCTGGTGAGATTGCGTTTCAAACGGCTACCGGCGGCTCTTTGTTTGAACGCGCTCGCATCGACAGTTCGGGACGCCTGTTGGTTGGCACGACTAGTGACTCCAAAGATAGTTCTCTTGTTTTGCAAGGTAATAGCGGTTCATCTACGGCTGCTGGAGTTATCCGATTAGCGCGTGGCACCAGTACCCCAGCAAATGGTGACGATCTTGGATTTATCTTCTTTGGAGACAATAGCCACGGATCTGCAGCCAGTATTAAGACTCAACGTGATGGAGGAACTTGGACTTCTGGCTCTAGTGAACCTGGACGCCTAGTGTTCTCCACTAACGCCGGGTCTCCAGATACAGGCCCGACGGAGCGGATGAGGATTGCTAGTGATGGTCATACTTATTGGACAACAGGCGCTCCAAGCACAACTGCATTTGGAACATCTATTAGCCGCGCTGGTGTACTTGGGTTTATTGAAAGTTTTCGCAATGGAAATGGCACTAATGTCACTGCTCAGTTCGGAGGTAATTCCGGCTATGCGCAGGTCATGGGTGACGGTGACCTTGAAAACACAAACAACTCCTACACTGGCCTTTCCGACATCAAACTCAAAGAGAACATCGTTGACGCCAACTCCCAGTGGGATGATCTCAAGGCTTTTCAGGTTCGCAACTACAACTTCAAAGCTGAGACTGGTTTCAACACCCACACTCAAATTGGTCTGATCGCTCAAGAGGTAGAGCTTGTCTCTCCCGGTTTGGTTGGTGAATCCATCGACGATGAAACCGGCGAATCGACCAAGAGCGTCAACTATTCGGTGCTCTACATGAAGGCAGTAAAGGCGCTGCAGGAAGCAATGGAGCGCATCGAACAACTCGAAGCCAAAGTTGCTGCCCTTGAGGCTCAGTAGTCCTACTCACTAAAAGGTGTCGCAGCCGACCTTTAACAGGCTGCACCCATTTTTTCACCTTTAACACTTTTACATTTAACAATGACCACTTTTACTTGGAAAGTCGCCAACCTTGAGCGTAACCTCCCTGAGAACAAAGTTTACA